TAAAGTTAGTCCGTCAGCAAGAACCCTACCTGTTACAGTAACACCTTCTGCATCTGTAACAATTCTAACTGTGTTGTCGTGATAAAGTTGCACAGCACTATTATTGTCCGCTGTCATATAAAATTCTGTTCCAGCGCTATTTTGTATACGAAGGTCTGTTGCTCTTATATAAAGATTACCTGTTCCTGTTTCATTAATATAACTATTTGAACCATCATGGTAAATTTGTAAATCGTTAGAAGAGCCAAAATGTGCTTTATCGTTGTCTGCAAAGGCAATATCATTTCCGTTTGATGCTAGGTCTCCACCAAGCTGCGGCGTTGTATCATTAGATAAATCTGCAACTCCACTAGCAAGTTTTGTAGCGGTTACTGCACCGTCATTTATTTTTGCGGTAGTTACTGCACTATCTACAATCTTTACAGTAGAGACAGCGTTACTTGCCAGTTCCGCTACTGTGATTGCATTTGCAGCAATGTCTTCTGCGGCAATAACATCTACACCGATTTTTGCAGAGGTGACTGCGTTATTCTTTATACCACCTGTTCCGATTTGAGTTAATACTGGCATTTTATTCTTTTCCCTTTAACATCTTTTGTAATTCAGCAGTAGAACCTACAAACAATGCGTTTGTTACATTCTTTGGTGCAGAGTTAGGAACTTCTTTGAGTTTCTTCATTTTTTCTTGTAAGTCACCGAGTTTCTCAGTAACATCTGCAACCTGTTTAATTAAATTCCCAGCAACCTCATAGGTTCTAGGATGTTCTGATTCTCTTGCGAGGTCAAGAATACCATCAATTGCGTCTTGTCCCCTCTCAATCAAATTATAAAAGTTTTCTCTCTGATATTTATAATCGTTGTCAATGTCCTGTTCATTCATTTCTGTTTTAGGAACAAGAACAGGTTTAGGTGGAGCAACTGTTTTAAGTGCAGTCTCCACTGGGTCTGTTATTCCTAAAATATTGTCCAACATATCAGTTTGATTTGACATTTATATTATTCCGAGGGTTTAGGATGTGCATCTTTAACTGCTTGAATAGCATCCTTCCAAGTGGTTGTTCCGTTTACTTGGTCATGATACATCATATCCAATTGGTCTTCAATGGATGGATAGTCTTCTTTTCTTTCTGACTGATATAGTTTACCATTTTCAATTGTTTGAAGTCTATCAATTTCTGCTTGAAGGTCAGTTGTAGAAATAGGAGTTGCATCATCATCCCATACAATACTGTCTAAATCACCTTCTGCACCATACATATAACCAGCAGTTGGGTCTAAACTGTATATTGCGTCTGCGATAGATATTTGTTTAATCTTTGCCATTATCTATTAACCCCCTATCTCAAATAGTGTTATTGTTGAAATACTTCTACCATATCCTGTCTCAGAGGAAACTTCTCCAACTCTGTTCCAAGTAAAGTTTGCGTTATATGGATAAACTTGAACCTTATAAGTCGTAGCAGATGTTGTTGATGGCGAGTCCATATATGAGTAACTAAATGTTTGTTGTTTGCTGTAACCATTTTCCATTGCAATAGAAAAACCAATTTGCAATTGAGCATTACCAGCAGAATTACCGATACCAATTGGAGTAGTTCCTCTTAAAACTCTGCCGTGTCCATAAAAGTTGTTTGAAGATGAACCACCATTCATAGTTACAAGAATGAAAATTTTACTACTTGTGCTTATTGGAGTGATTGTTGCATTAAATGAGGTTAAGTCTCTCCAAGCACCACTAGAAAAACTATACTCAGATGCACCAGTTGTTGTTATTGTTTGTAGAACCTTACCAGTTCCAAGTGAACCAGAGACACTAAGGTCACCAGTAATACTTACGCCTGTGGTTGTGGTGGCGAGTTTGACTGCGTTGTCGTAGTAAAGAGTGACTGCGCCATCTGCTACTCCTCTTATCATGTATTCAGCAGTGCCAGCCTTCATTATCTCTAAATCAGCTGCTCTAATTCTTAAATTACCTGTGCCAACCTCGTCAATGTAACTGTTACTTCCATTATGCCAAATCTGTAGGTCACTAGAATTTCCAAAATTAGCCTTGGCGTTGTCGTTGAGAGAGATGCTATCCGAAGCCATTTCGCCTGTGATTATTACACCATTGCTTTTTGTGGCGAGTTTGGCTGCGTTGTCGTAGTAAAGAGTTACCGCACCGTCATTTACAGCAGAAAGCATTGTTTCGCTGTCAGCGGCGTTATTGATGTATAGATTGCCAGCAAGAACAGTCAGATTTCCAGCGCCAGAATCTGCAATGTAACTATGGCTTCCATTGTGATAAATCTGTAAATCGTTAGAAGAGCCAAACTGTGCTTTATCGTTGTCTGCAAAGTTAATATCATTTCCGTTTGATGCTAGGTCTCCACCAAGCTGTGGAGTTGTATCACCTACCAAGTCTGAAGTGATTGTTGTCCATGAGAATGTTCCGTCCCCATCTGAAGTCAATGCTTGACCAGATGTGCCGTTTCCAGTAACATACAATTTTGCAGCGGTTACTGCGTTATCTTGGAGTTCCGAAACTGTAATCGCATTTGCAGCAATATCTTCTGCAACGATTACATCTGTTCCAATCTGTCCTGTTTTAACTTTAGTTAGAGCCATCGTTTTTTATTCCTTTAGAATCTTTACCTATATTTATTCATCTTGGTCAGTCACAGGATTATATTTTTTGGCATCTTCAAAGAAACTTGTAGTTTCATTAAATCCAAAATCACCATCATCTGTATCCCACTGAGCAGGCGATACATTAACTGGGTCTGGTGTAACTGAATATCTTTGTTCTCTCTTAGGTGCATTAACTGGCATATCTGTATACTGGTCAACTTGCACACTACGAATAATGTTCTGTGAAGTAACTGGGCCATAGAGATAATACTTTGCGGTAAATGTCAAAGTATAAATAATTGCTCTACGACTAGCAAAGTCGCCTTCATAATTGTCTTCATAACTGATACCATTCAAAACAATTGCAACATCACGAACTATATCTAATTCTGGAACTTCTCTCAGAGTAACAGTATACTCTGGTTGGAAATACGGTAGAATTTGTTCCACAATTTGCAACGCATCGTCAGAGTTTTTACTTATAACATAAAGTTCAAAACTAACATTATATGGAACAGGCATAAACCCAGATTTTAACTGTTCATTATCTGTTCCGTCAATTTTCTTCTTGACCTTCACAACTTTATTTAATTTTCTAGACGAGTCATAAGTCAGTCCAGAAATCTCAAATCCAATACGAGGTAATGTTACCGCAACAGATTTATTGAGATTAGGGTCTTCTTGTAGTCTTGACAACCACTTCTGTTTCGGGCCATATGCAAGTGGCACTTTCATAGTCTGTGTTACATTACCAGAACTATCTTTCTTTGCCAATTGAATGTTGTTAAAAATTGTTCCAAATCCAACAACAACATTCCGTGTAGATTCGTTATAAAAGTAATTTCCAATCATAATTTATTTCCCAGCATCACCGAATGGATTAGATTCGGTAAAGTCTAATATATTATCGTCTGCAACTTCAAAGTCATCGTTTTGCGAATTCTTATCAATAGTTGCAACATTATAAGTTTCTAGTATTATATAGGACGCAGCTGAACCCTCAACTGGATTCTCCATTAGGATAGACCCAGAACCAGTTCCACTCTCTAGAGTTAGTTGGTGTGACAACATATCCAAAGAGTAGTTTGTTTCAACTGCATCAATTTCTGTGATGCCAGTATCTAATGCCTCTGAACCATATTCAAAGGTTTTGCATTTAAGTTTGTATGTAGGTAGATTATGCACTTGATAGAAAGGGTCATCTTTATCTACAAATGTAATCTCAAAGAGTTTATTACCCTTTGGCCAGAACACCAAGTCTCCCTCATTTGGTCTAGAGGATTCAATAATATTATTATCAATAGAAACAAACTGTTCCCACCTTCTTCTAGAAACTGTAAAGGTTGCATCGTCTTGAATATCTAATCCAAATTTGGTCATGAGTTCTTTTTCTCCCTCATAACCATCAATGTTATCTATATACATTTCAATTAAATATGCATCCTCAAATTTAGATAATGCATCTTCACCAAAAATTTTATCTTCACCTACTAGTTTACGAGGAATATAGTAAACATCTTGTCCATAGATACGCAACTGCTCTATGATTAAGTCTTCATAGAGATGTTGTTCTGGAACTGTTCCTGTATCAAAGTAAACATTTGTTGGCATAACTTACCCTATCATATGCATAGGAGGCAACTCATATGCAAGTTGAATTTGTTCTTCTAGTTTATTAATCTCTTCTTGTGCTTGTGTATAAATTTGTTCACCGTTTAGTGCAACACCACCCAACATCTGAATACCTTGAAACTTAGAAAGGTTTGCACCCCATTGTTTTTTAATGAGTTGGGTTGCGTATTTCTTTAGGAAGATATCATCCCAAATATCTGCATAGGTAGAAGGGTCAAGTTTACGATAACATTCAATAATCAACCAATCACCAGCAACATAATCTGTTTGGAAGTCTGCATCTAGATACAATCTATTTTGGTGTTGATTGTGTCTTATAGGTGTTTCGCCTACTAATATATGGTCTAAGAAATCTAAATGTTGCATTGTCATTTCATAATGAATGACTGAGGTTGAACTGAAATCATATAAGTCATTTAGTCTTAGTTGATATCTTACATCAAACATGTTTAATGCTTGTTTATCTGTAAGAGGAAATACTTGAACAATAGACATAATTGAACTTGGGACAGGGATGTAATTTTTCTGTTCATACCAAGTTGCAGTTGTGGAACCATCTACATCAGTTACAGAGGTTCCAGTATTATTTCCCCTTGCACGAGTAATATCATCTGCTGTCAACTGATATTTCATAAACAATTTTTCAATACCATCATAGTGGTATTGTGCAAAATATTGCAGTGCTTCGTCTATTCTATCTTCTGCTTGGTCTGGGTCAACATTAATCTCAATCACTGGTTTACCCAATGCTCTGAGACAGTATTCTTTAAATGTTGCTCTTGTGCTTGGTATGGCCATATCTTTATCCTAATGCGATTCCCATTGCGATTGCAAATCCTTCAGATGCAGCTGATGGAGTATTAGTAAAGTTATTATAATCTAAGTAATAACTTCCCTGTTGTCCATCAAGTAAGTCTGCGTCCAATCCAGAACTTGCACCATCAACGGTTTTAATCTTTGTTAATACATCACTTGCAGTGTAAGATGAACTTGCAAGTTTACTATCAAGTTGTGTTTGTATTGCTGATGTTACACCGGCAACATAATTCAATTCAGCAGTTGTTGCAGTAACACCATCAAGTTTGTTAATCTCTGCGGCAGTTGCTGTGACACCATCTAGAATATTCAATTCAGCAGTTGTTGCAGTAACACCGTCTAACTTATTAATTTCAGTTGCAGTTGCAGTGATACTCAAATCACTCAAAGAACTTACGTAAGTTCT